TTACGTCTAGTAGGGTAAATATGTTAATACTTATGCGTAACAGATAAAAGGATGCCAGGGAGTTCTGATTGTATTTTTGGTATTAAGTCCATTTACAGTCTATAACGTTTCTTTAAAACCTTAATTCTCACATACTTTAAATTTTACTCTAAGAGTTTTTCTCTCTTCGATAGATAAAGTTTTGTTTAAAGGCCCACTTACGTTTAGTAGGGTAAATATGTTAACACGTATTAACATGTTGTGAGGCTCCCACCTCGTATGATAAATAGATAAACATCTAGATTTCTTTTAAATTTGATCCACCATTCCACACAGAGCTGTAGTGTTTTATACACTAAAGACTGCAATAGTCACGCTGCTCTTGCGAATGGAGTCCTTTTTAGGATTAAAGTTTAGATGTTGTTCTGAGTAGTCTCAGTTATAGTTCCCATAGTAGGGACTACCAAAAATTTCTTTTCATACATAATTTCATGAGTACCTCTCACTATTAAACCTAAACAATCCCAATGTCTCTCATTGGCTTTCGCCCAGACATTGTTATTGTGATAGCAGGTTCTGCTATTACAGTTTAATTCAGTTGGATCATAAACATCATTCAGTTGTTTAGTGAAAAGGGTCTCAATCGTAAGGTATTTGTACAGCTTTGAGTAATTGAATTCTGCATCTTGAAATTCGAAATAATCATCAAATAGCGTATTAAATTCGTCAAAAATCATATCATCCTTCCTCACATTTTTAAATGGTTTTGGTTCTAGGTGAAAATGATTCAAACGTTTTTGAACAGCTTGATGTAATTTCCAATCACATTGAATTCCGGTTTTAATAATTTTTTCATTTAATTTATTAGAATTCGCCTTACTTATTATATATGAAGCACATGCTCTGTCTCTATAGCTCATTTCTTCGTTCAAAGGAACAAGACCCGGACCTCCCAGATATTCTGGAGCATCCCAAGGTATATGAGGACATTGCTTAAGAGTTTCTTTATTATAATGTATAAATCGCTTCGATACCTCCCCCCAGATCTCAGGATCTGAAGACTTCTTAAGTTCTCGATGTAAAGCACCCAATTCACTATATGGAACTAAATCCCTACTAGATGTCCCACCTACAGTGGATCTAGCTTTTCCAAGCAAGATTCCAAGGTTGACATATTTTCGATTTTTCCAAGACTTAGTCTGAAAATCGTAATCGTAGGTTTGTGAGTTAATTACACATATTGGTTTATGAATAAGGGAGAAAAGGGTTTTTCCCTGAGAAGAAGTTAATCCACCAAAGGATGTAATATCTTCCCATAAAGATCTGATGTTTGATCTTTTTCCTTTCATAGTGCAGTCATCCCCATTAATCTTTAATGGAGCGATTAGAGTTCTTATATTATTTAGATGCCGATCTCTAACACGGTAAGGAGTATCATTAGATAACTCCAAAGCCCAACGACACATCGCTGCGTTGGCCAAACATAGGAACGGAAATGAGGTTATAGAACCCATTAATTGTCCTTCCGTTTGTGGTTTAAAAGAGCCATCTCTCATCTCAAAAAGATGACCCGTTAAGGATCGTAATAACATCTGTCTATAGGTATCATCGATATGAAAAAATTCTTTACCAGAATCAATTCCATTTTGGTTCAACCTGTCTACAAGACACTCTGCAAGATAATTTGAAACCCAACTGTGTAGGTTATCTGTTGAAGCTTTATAATCGCCATTTACGATCATATCAACGTCA